ACTCTTTTTTTGAGTTCTTTCATGTCTTTTTTAACAATGTCTTGTTGAAACCAATCGCCGCATTCGTTGACTGCATATGATTCGGCAAGTTCACAAAGTTCAGTTAATCCTTTGGCAGAATTCAGCAAAGATTCTTCATTATTAAGACATTTTCCAAAGTTTTCAAACATAGATGTCATCTGCATAAGTTTCTTTTTTTGTTCGGAAGATAACTTTGGGTGTCTTCATTAAACCCTTTGGTTGGAATTCTATCGATATTCTCGATAATACGTTTTAATTTAAATGGTGTATTCTTTGGTATGCTCATAGTCTTATCTTATAAATATAGTTTAAAAATTCATTCTTATGTGTTTTTATCCAATTCTGGTTGTTCATAGTGATCAAAAAAATCGATGACATCGTTGAATGATTTAAAACGTTTTTTCTTTCTACCATCTTCTTCCACATAAAAGTATTCTTGTTTCTTACCTGTGGAACCATTTTCTAACTCTTTCTTTCTATAAATAGTAATTTTTGGGTCTTTGGCAGTATTTAAATGAAAATCATCTCCAAATTCAAATCCCATGTTAATTAAATGATCTACATCCGGCCATCTCCAATTGTCTACCGCAATCAATCCTTCTTTCTCTTCTTGTTTAACAGAATGTAATAACTCTAAAAGTTTAATCATAATTATAAATATGTCATAAATCAAGTTTTCCACTATTTAGTAAATCGGAAAGAATGTTTGCTCCATCATTATCACTTATAAATGTTACAGTTTTAGTAATACGTATTGGATCATCAATAGTAATTTCTGTGTCTTCTGGTTGAGATGGTTGATTAGATGGTTGATTAGATGGTTGATGTTGTGATGATGCCAATTCTTTTAAAGGTGGTGTAGATGGTAATTCTGGCAATTCTTTTTTTGGTTCTTCAGGTTTTTCTTTAGGGGGTTTTTCTGGACTTCCTTCTTCTTCAGCGGTTTCATATTTTGAAAATGCAGTCCAACAGAATTGATTTCCTTCTTTAAGTTTTTTTATAACAGTTGTATTATTTTGACCAAAAGCATCTGTAATTTCATATTTGATGAAAAATTTATCTTGTTGAGTAGGCTTTGTTTTTCTAAATCCAATAATAGATTGTTGTTCTTTTGGAGTTATTTCAATGCCACGTCGTTGATTAACATAACTATCAAAATCAGCATGAGTATCAAATGTTTTTGCAATAACATTTCGTTCAGGTTTTATTGCTGCGGTAAATTCATCTTCTGATATTAGATTATCTGCATTTGTAATGTCAGTTTCTCCACCTACATTTCCAGTATATTCTTCTCTTATAGATTCTAATATTTTTAGAAATTTCTTTTTTTGATCCAAAGTCATACTTTCTTTCATTTTCATGAAATGTTTAAGTTTCTTCATTGGCATCTTTGCCATTGATCTTACAGCCTTTCCAGCTTTAGATTTTGGAAACTTTCCGGATTTTACAGCACCTGCTAATTTTGCGGTGTTACATTGTTTTTTTGACTTAGAAGGCATATTCTTTAATAAATTTATTTAATGTATCAAAGATAAATATGATAATAAACAATATTATTACTGTTTATTCCATCCATATTTTAAATTACCACAATCCCATATTCTATCATAACCATTTAATTGCATATTCTCCCATTCTGTAAGTTCTGGTTTAAAAATAGATAGTTTTTTAGATAACTCTGATTTTCGAAAATTAAACCTATGTATTCGTTTATTATAATTCTTCTGAATATACCAATAATTTGGTCTAGTAAGCTTAATAAATGAAAACTTCATGGATTTATATAAATTATTACCTGTATTTGTACTCCATCGAGCGTCTGCATATGATATAATGTTCTCCGGATTATATTTCTTTATAAAATAATTAATCATTTTACTTCCGATCCCCACAACTCTTTTGTTTATTATTGTACAAAATCTATATAGTTCATAATAATTTTGCTTTGGTATACTTCCTAATGCGTTTCTTAAAGCTCCAAATGTCATTACCGAAATTAATTCATCACTAAAATATGCCCCCAATCTAATGGAAGAATTATCCGATCCTTGAATATGATTTTTCTTTAAAAAATCATTGCATATATCTGAGTTTATACATCTAATCTCACACTTTCTAGCATATATTTTCTCGGAAATATTTTTATTGAGTATATGTAATATTTTATTTTTGATTAGAGATTTATTATATATCCATTCATCTTCAAAAATATGAATAAGACGAATTTCTTTATTTTCACATTCCCTAGTTTTATTTAAATGATAATTTTTATATTTTTTCCCACCAATCTCCGAATGCCAATATAGTCCATTGTATTCAATAGCTAATTTTAAAGGGGGAATGTAAATATCTAATTCTTTACCAATTAAAATCTTTCTATCTCCAGAAATTATTGTTTTGTCTGGAAACAATGTTTGAATAAATTCTAATACTTCGTTTTCAGATTGAGTCCGTTTAATTGGATAACAAATAAAACACCGAGGTATGTTTCCATTTAATAATGTATCCGAAAATTTAGAGTTACATATTTTACATTGAAATGGATATTTGGTATCATATGATATGTTTCCAATATACTCGGTTTCTTTAAATAATGGAATAAGATTTGTAAATTGTATGTTATTAATTAATATATTATAATGATGCTTTAATCTTGATTTTATTTGTTTATTTTTAACTCCTTCATTCTGAGATGGAGATATACTTCCATATTTTTTAATACATGTCTGTTTAGTCTTTTCCTTGATACGTTTTGTTTTGGAGGAATTATCTTCCCCATATCTTTCTATATTGGTTTTTTTAAGATTAATTAAAATGTCTTTGTTTTTTAATGGCACCGAAACTCCATAATTTTTAAATAATGTTTCAATTTGTCTTTTCTGAATTTCTTTATTCTGTTGTGGATTTTTTACTCCATACTTTTTTATATTAGTTTGTATTTGCTTTTGATGAATATTATCATTAAGAGTGGGTGATGTTACACCATATAGTTTAATACATGTTTGTTTTGTTTTTTCCTTAATTAATAAATTTTTTGCTGGGTTGTCTACCCCATACTTCTTTAAATTAAATTCTGCTCTTCGTAATAATGTTTTTTCTAGAATGTCTGGCCTCGATCTGTATTCTGAAAAACAATTAGATGAACAATGTTGCTTTGATGATTGTCGTGCTGAAAATTCTTTATTGCAATTTTTACATTTTTTAATAATCATATCATAACTCTCTTCGCTTCTGCTATTACATGATAAGTATTACACATTTTTATTAAAGTGTAAAGTTTTTATATTTCGTGTTATATTTATATCATGAAATACAATAACTCTTTATTGTTAGATTGATAAAAAAACTTCATTGAGGTTCTAATAACTTCAGAAAAAGAAAATAAAAATAAATATATGGATTCAAACTTATTAAAAGAAGCTATTGCAGATGCAAAAGCAGTACGTCAAACAGCACTTGCTAATGCAAAGGTTGCACTGGAAGAAGCGTTTTCGGAGAAATATCATGCAATGTTTGCTGAAAAACTAAAAGAAGATGCAGAAGGAAATGATCAACAATCTTCGGTAGTAAATAAACAATTAACAGAAGATGATAGTGATGTAAACACATCCGAAGAAAATATATCGAATGAAGAAATCGATGAATTAATTAAAGAACTTGAAAGTGAAGTAGGTGAAGATAAAGTTCCAAATGAACCAAATCCAGATGAAAATAATATGGATTCAAACGCTGAAGAAGATCCAACTAATCCTCTTTCAGGAGATCCAGCAGTTCCAGGAGCAGACGCACCACCAATGGGGGCAGGAGCAGGAGCAGGAGCTCCACCACCAATGGGAGCAGGAGCAGGAGCTCCACCACCAATGGGAGCAGGAGCAGGAGCTCCACCAATGGGAGCAGGAGCAGGAGAAGTTCCAGTTGCTCCACCAGGATATATATTAGTACCAACATCTGCATTAATAACTCCGAGTGGAGAAGAAATTCCAGGAGTGCCTTCAATGGGAGCAGGAGCAGTATCGCCACCACCAATGGGAGCAGGATCGCCACCACCATCTGATGTTCCTCCAGCAGGAGATGAAGATACAGATGAAGATGTAAATTTAGATGAACTTTTGGAAAGCTTAAAAGAAGAAATTGAAGAAGAAGATATAGAAGAAGAATCTATTACAGAAAATGCCCCGAATAAATCTTCGGGTATTGGACCTGGAAATAATAAGCAACCTTCGTCTGATGCTGATACGTCGTCTCATATTTCTACGGCATCTAAAAGTATTAAGTCTGGAAAAGTAGGGTGGCCCGATGGAAAGAAAATTGCTGATGATCCAGAAACATCTAAAACTTCTAAAGAAAATTTTGGGAGTAATCAAAAATTATTAGATAAAACTGCAAAACTTGGAAAAGCTAATGAATCGGTTGAAACAGGTATTCCTGACGGAGAAGTTACTTCTAAAGAACCAACTGATGCAGATCGTCCTAATATGGGAAAAAATGCAACAAAGGCAAATCTTTCTACACCAGCACTTGCAAAAGAAAATGCAATTTTAAAGTCACAACTTAATGAAGCAGAAGAAACTATTAAGTATGTGAAAGGACAACTTAATGAGATCAACTTATTGAATGCTAAACTGCTTTACACGAACAAGCTGTTTAAAGAATACAACATGAGCATTGACCAAAAAATGAAAATTGTTGAAATGTTTGATCTTTCGAAAAACGTTCGTGAAACTAAACTGACATATGCTAATATTTCCGAGTCATTGAATTTTAGTGGAGGTAACATTAAACGAAAAGTTGTAAATACAACTAATTCTAATGTTCAAAGTATCACTGAAGGTCTCGCATCTAAGCCAGTCGGATCCACCAAGCCCTCTAGGGATATTATCTCCGAAAGTAGATCGGCTATGGTGTCTAAATTCCAGAAACTCGCAGGAATTAAGAAAAGCTAACTTTGCGAGTATAACAATAGTATAGAAAAGAAAAAATATGAATAATGTAAAAGAATTATTGACCAATGCACTTAATCCGCAGGCTAGACTCATGCAAGAAACCCGTGGTTTGGTTTCTAAATGGGAAAAGACTGGACTGCTTGAGGGATTAAAAAATGACATTGAAAAATCAAATATGTCAGTTATGCTTGAAAATCAAGCAAAACAACTGATTGAAGAGTCCTCGGTAACGGGAACTCAAGCAAACGCAGAACAATGGGCAGGTGTGGCACTACCACTCGTGCGCCGTGTGTTCGCTGAAATCGCTGCGAAAGAATTCGTCTCGGTTCAACCAATGAATCTCCCATCTGGGCTGGTTTTCTACTTGGACTTCAAGTATGGTTCAACTTCTGGTGCGTTTACCGCAGATTCAGCTACTAACTATCAATCACTATTCGGTGGTATAAGCGGTAGCGGAGACCCATACGGACAATGGAAAATTGGTTCAACTAACTTTCCAATTAATGGTCTATATGGACCAGGTCGATATGGATATACAGTAAATGATCAGCAGGCAACTGCTGTTAG